CCCGCAAAGAAATCGTAAATAATCATCGCATATTTTTACACGCACAATCAGGGCATGTCCAAATGTAATGTATGACGCCAGATTCTTCGTGTTCCTGCGTAACTGCGTATTTTTTAGCACCATTAAAAGGATAATTACATAAATCGCATATATCTACGAAATCGCCATCTATGCCCAAATACACTTCTGGGTCATTGGCGCGTTTAATCGCTACCCAACCCATCAGCCCACCTTAGCCCATTTAGTGTCGCAAGTCTGGATATTGTCTGGGCAGAAATGACCACCCCAAGGTTTACCAGTTTTCTTGCTAACGCCGGTTTTGTATACCATGACGCCATGGGAACATTTAGTGACTATTTGATTCGCTAGCGGTTCTGCGCCAAGGGCGTCGCCGAGTATTTCCATCCCTTTAGCCCATGGGTCTTCCTGTGGCACCGGCTTAGGTGTTGCTTCTTTAGATCGTGCGGAAGCCATTTCTTCGCGCGATGGACGTTCTCCGACTTTAGCGAATGAAAGGTTAGCCAATGCCCTACCGATGCTCGAAGTTTCACACACCTCGGGAGCATTGTGTGGCGCAAATTTGTTGGAGCCTTCGTACTCAGTAGCCCAGCCAGTTGCCACAATAACGCCATCAGCTTCTTTCCGAATGGTTGTCTTACATATCCATTCCAAGCGACCATCAGACCGAGTTTCGCTAAATAAATCTGTGAGGATAGATCCATTCGGATACATCTCCCAGAATTTATGAATACGCGCATCCACCGGCTCATAATTCTCCAAATCAAATTTCATAATCCTTCTTCCCGATAACTAGTTTCCCGATCCATAAACTTCTTACGAGCGCCGATAAACTCAATTATTGAGTTCAGGCTTATGTTCATCTCAGCCATGTCGCGTAATAATCCGAGCATCTGCGAATGGGTAAGTTTTCCGTGTCGGACGTAGGTGCGTTCTTCCTGCGTTAATCCGCCCCACATTCCGTACTTTTCATTTCCCATCGCATAACTTAGGCAATCGCGTCGAATTACGCAGCGACCGCACATCGCTCGAATATTTCGCATATTCAATCCGCGCTCTGCTAATTCGTCTCGATGCGCGTAGAACAGCTCTGTATCAGCATTACGACATTCCGCATATTCCCAAGATACTTCGTCGTAGTTATTTGTTTGTGGCTGATTCATTTTGATAATCGTTTGAGTAATAACTACGCGTCGCGTCATCATGGCCGGAAGTGTAGCCCCATAGTGCGCCACCTAAGAATGCCAAGCCACCAAAGATGAGACAGAAAATAATCTGCCCTGTATTCATATCTAGATCTACCATTGTTTGCCCCTGTCTGGATTTCCTGGTGAAATCCGTTATTCACAGGGTTTCACACAGATTGGGGGCAGTCAAGCATTTACCCCCAGGTTTTGCCACCCCAGGTAAACGAGCCATCGGGTCGCATAATGATTCCAATAGGATTGACCAGGCTTCCTGAGACTTCCAGCATCCCAAATCCCATCTGCCAATTTGGAGCGTTTAGAGGCCGTGTGTAGGCCGCTTTTTTTACAGCCATAAGATGACCTGCCTCAAAGCCGAAAAGTGGCTCTAATCGCCCTCTAAGGCCTGTAGAGCGCCAAATAATGCCCTGTCTGTGGGTATGCCCGCATACTACATTCTTTCCCATGCGTTCGACCAGTTTGGCAGCTGTGCCACCGGCGTATTGAACCAGGTTTGCTTCGTCGCCATGAGCCAGGATTGTATTGGGGGCTATCAGCCCTGGTTGCTCGTGCCAGGTAATTCCTAAATCTTTGATGCCGATTAGCTCGGTGTACTTTAAGCCTTTGAGGGTTGCCAGCGCTGGCGCGTTACGCTCGATGTATCGGTCGAATCTGTCTGTGTGATTGGATCTAACAAGGTGAATCTTTTTATCGTCGCCTAGAGCTTTCCGAATAGACGCGAGAACGCTACGAGTTGCGTCAAGGTCTGACTGTAGTTTGACGGAATATTCGCCTCGACTGTTTGCTTCCCATTTTGAGAGCATGGGCAAGTCTGCTTCGTCTCCGACGATTGCGACGGCATCTGGCTTGATGGCCTTAATAAAAGCAATAACATTAGCGGTAGCTTTTGGATGATTATATGGAATCTGGAGGTCTGGAACGATAACAAGTCTAATCGTAATCTTCCATTTCGTCAGGAACATCTTCCCATAAATCATCATCTTCTTCATCATCATCTTCATCTTCTTCAATAATGACTTGCCCTGGAAATGTCCACTCTGGCATTTGATTTAATACTAAATCGAAAGATTCTTTGCGCGTAAATCCTGCTTTGAGATATGCCTGAAGTAATCGCTGCGCTTCGACAGCCATCGTTAGCATCGGCGTTAAGGGTTCGGACATGAGAACGAAATCTTCTTTAGGTGTCTGGTCATCCATGCTGAACCCCTTACGCTGATACTAGGATAGCGTCTTGTTGAGAAGTATTTTGTAAATGTCGTCCACACGCTGCTCTAGGCGCGTTACTTGGTCTTTCATGCTTGACCCAGAGTTAGGACGTAGTTCAGCCAGGTAATGCTTAACCAGGAATTGAACGATGCCGGTAATACCGCCAAGCGCTGTAAAGGCTACGGCAATAACGGCTATCCAATCCCCGACGCTCATGCCTTCTTTTTCCCGTTAGCGCCAGATAAGCCCATCGCTACGATGCTAGAGAGAATGGCTCGATAATCTAAATCAAAGTTTGTTGCTTGCCAGGTAACCAGAAATCCGGTTATGCCCATCATGATTTGCTTGCTGTCTAGTTTCATTTCTTTAGGCTCTCTACTAGGAATGGTTTTCCGTCAGTATCGCCCGATGGTGTAAAGCTGATATGAATATGGTGTGCGTGTGGGTTGCCTTTGTAGGTGCGCCACTTCCAGCCCATCCGAGGGCTAGCGATTTTGCCATGATGGATGATGTAGGAAATACGCTTTTCGCCAGCTTTAGCAGCTAGGCGCAGTTCTTCGGCTAAATCCCAGGACGCGTCTTTGTACTTAGGCGTTAGGTCTGCGTCCACGTCAATAGCGCGCACCATGCCAGTCGCGTCAGGGTTATGATCTGACGGCCTTGCTTGATGGCGTGTGTCGCCTATCCATCCATCGCTTGATTTATCGCGCTTGGGATAAGTCGCGTTAATCTGTAAACGTAGCTTTTGGGCAGCCTTAGATAGTTTCGGGGTCGTAATCTTCCCAGGTCGGGATTTGTTCATTTACGCAGTTTCCCGTCAGTCTAGAGGGCAGCAATTTCTTCTTCGGTTAATCCGAGGTCAATGAGTTTGGAAAGAGCAGATTGCCGAATTACTGTTTTTGATGTTTGCTCTTCTATTTCTAAAATAGATTGCGTCAAATCTTTTTGATGCTGTTTTAATTCCTGATCGGTAAATGGCCGATCTGTAATTTCATTAGTTTCTACATCCACTATCCGGTGAATTAATTGGCTCATTTATGCTCCATAAACATATAGGGTACCATTGTCGAAATTTCCTGAAGAGCTTATAACGGATACTGAAGTAACAGCTGAAGTACCAGTATAAGTCGCGTTAATTTGCTGGGAAAAATAGCTGGTACCATTTGTATAGGTACAAATATCTCCAAATTTTAACCCAGTATTATTTGTGCCATAGAAAAAAGCTATCGCGGATAATTGATTTGTAGCGCTAGAACCCGTAGTTCCTAATCCGATAGCGTTGCTACCATTAAAAGTATCCCACGTGCCATCATTATTTGTTGTCGAGCTAAAATATCTACCTACAGTTGTATATTTAGCGGTCGAATCGCTATTAAAACGAATTAAAATAGAAGAAGCAGCATTAACGGAAGAGCTATCAGCAATAACTAATACTAATGAATTTTTACCTGATACGTTTACAGTTATGGTAGCGGCGCCAGTTAGCGCTGTTCCGCCGGTGTTTATTAATTGATAATTCGGGCTCCAACCGGCCGGTGTTGCCCATTTAAGACCAGTCGCAGTAGTCGAATCTGCGGTCAATACTGTGTCATTTGCGCCAACAGCTAAACGAGCAAAAGCATCTGCGCCAGTTCCAGCAACCAAATCGCCTTTAGCGTCAATGGCTGTTGCCATGCTGTTAGTAATAGTTACATCACCTGAAGAACCTCCGCCAGAAATACCTGTTCCTGCGGTTACGGCGGTAATATCTCCAC